ATCGGTCGTAATGGCAATCCCATACAAGGAGCAGCATCTGACCTAACCGTTTCAGTTGAGAGAGCAGGTTTGACACTTGTTTTTGTTGACGGGACTCAAGGTTGGTTGTTGAAGAATAAATAATGTCGACATATAAACAGATTCAAGGCACCGCTGTACAAAACAATGCTGGCAACTTAGAGAATGCCGCAGAAGGCCAACTATGGTACGACAGCACGAATACAAATTTCAAATACAGTTATGGAGCGACTACAAATGCCTGGTCTACGGGTGGGAATTTAAATACTGCTAGAAATCTACTTGGAGGCACTGGTCTTCAAACAGCTTCTATAGCTTTTGGTGGATTTGAACCAGGAGCTTCAGCCTTAACAGAATTATATAATGGAACTAGTTGGACTGAAGTAAATGATTTAGGAACTGCAAGATATGGTTTAGCAGGAAATGGAACTCAAACATCTGCTTTAGGTTATGGTGGATATACAGGTGGATTTTCAGCATTAACAGAATCTTGGAATGGAACAAGTTGGACTGAAGTAAATGATTTAAACACAGCAAAATATCGATCAGGTGGTGCTGGTGCTAGTAGCACATCAGCTTTAAATTTTGGAGGAAGTATCCCTGGTAGTCCTGATTTAACAGTAAATACAGAATCTTGGAATGGAACAACTTGGACTGAAGTAAATGATTTGAATACAGCAAGAACTGGTTTAGGCTCTGCTGGAATCCAAACATCTGCTTTAGCTTTTGGGGGAGGTGACCCTGGTGATTCAGCCGCTACAGAATTATGGAATGGAACCAATTGGACAGAAGTAAATGATTTAAATGATGCAAGAACAAGTACAGCAGGAACAGGAGCTACTAACACAGCTGCTTTATGTTTTGGAGGTGACACACCGCCTGTAACTGGCAACACTGAAAATTGGAATGGAACTAGTTGGACTGAAGTAAATGATTTATCAGTTGCAAGACAAAATTTAGCAGGTGCTGGAACTAACACAACTGCATTAGCTTTTGCTGGAGGTACTCCATCTGTTACAGCCGCAACCGAAGAATTCAACACGGGCGTAGCAGCAGGAGCCTGGTCTACGGGTGGGAATTTAAATACGGCAAGAGAAAGATTAGCAGGAGCTGGAACTCAAACAGCTAGTTTAGCTTTTGGTGGTGCCGCAGGTAATCCTGTTCCATCAAATTTATCAAATGCAACGGAAGAATATGATGGAACGAGTTGGACAGAGTTAAATGATTTAAATACTGCTAGAGAACATTTAGCAAGTGCAGGAAATGGAACAAGTACAGCTACTTTGACTTTTGGAGGAGAACCAGCAATCAGTACCAACACAGGCGAAACAGAATCTTGGAATGGAACTAGTTGGACAGAAGTAAATGACTTAAATACAGCAAGAGCTCAATTAGCAGGAGCAGGAAATCAAACATCAGCTTTAGCTATTGGAGGATTTTCAACTCCTCCATCAATTTTTCACGGTAGTACAGAATCTTGGAATGGAACGAGTTGGACGGAAGTTAATGATTTAAATTCTGGAAGAAACCGTTTATCAGGAACTGGTGCAAATAATACAGCAGCGCTAGCTATTGGTGGGCAAACATTCCCCCCTCTTAGTCCAACAGCAATTACAGAATCTTGGAATGGTACAAGCTGGACTGAAGTAAATGATTTAAACACAGCAAGAAATGAATTAGCAGGCGCTGGAACTCAAACATCTGCATTAGCTTTCGGTGGAACACCACCAACAACTGGTGCAACAGAGTCTTGGAATGGCACGAGTTGGTCTAATCAAAATAATTTAAATGTATTAAGAAATGGGTTGGCAGGAGCTGGAACAAATACAGCTGCCTTAGCTTTTGGTGGGGAAACTCCAGTATTTACAGCCGCAACCGAAGAATGGAATGTTCCAGGTACAATAATTGAAACAATAACAACATCTTAATAAGGAGGAAACTATGGCAAAAACATATCAATACTGTGTAGCAGAAAACTGGGGAAAGGGATTCATCGATCACGTTGAATCATCTCGTATCACGTTTAAAAGCTATCCTGGCAATGTTTGGCAAGTTCCTGCATACAACAAACACGGTAATCTTTGGATTGCTAAAGTTGCAGGATCTGTTAAAACATTAGCTGAAGCACAAGCGATTGTTAACGCTGAGGTTGCCAATGCTCAAAATGCTTGGGACGCTGACAATGTAGACGGCGAAACTGCAGAACAAAAAATTGAGCGAATTGGTTCTAGACCAGCGGACATAACATTAGAGGACTAAAAATTTAAATGGCTGATTATAAGACTATAAAAGGCACCAAGATCCAAAACTATACTACGGATCCCGACAATCCGTTGACGGGACAGGTGTGGTATAATGAAACGGATCAGGTTTTAAAAGTTAATACAGGACCGATAGTTGGTACTTGGGCTACAGGTGGTGATTTAAATACCGCAAGATATCAATTAGCAGGAGCAGGAACTCAAACTGCAGCTTTAGGTTTTGGTGGTATTACAACACCTCCAGCCACAAGACGTGCAGAAACAGAATCTTATAATGGAACATCTTGGACTGAAGTTAACGATTTAAATACGGCAAGAGATGCTTTAGGAGGAATAGGAGTACAAACTTCAGCTTTAGCTTTTGGTGGACTTACTCCACTTACAACTCCTACTATTACAGGTATAACAGAATCTTGGAATGGTACAAGTTGGACTGAAGTAAATGATTTGAATACTGCAAGATTTAGTTCAGTAGGCGCTGGTGCTGATAATACATCTGCTTTAGCTTTTGGTGGTACTATTGGTCCACCTTTATCTCCTTCTATTACAGGTGTAACAGAATCTTGGAATGGTACAAGTTGGACTGAAGTAAATGATTTAAATACAGCTAGACAGCAATTATCGGGAATAGGTATTCAAACAGCTGCTTTAGCATTTGGTGGAGTAGATCCATCTCCTGCACCTACAGGTGCAACAGAATCTTGGAACGGAACTAATTGGACAGAAGTAAATGATTTAAATACGGCAGGCAGATATAAAGCAGGAGCTGGAACAAATACAGCTGGATTAGCTTTTGGTGGAGAAAATCCTTCTCCTGGTCCTACGCAAGGTCTTTTAACAGAATCTTGGAATGGCACAAGCTGGACTGAGGTTAATGATATGAATGTAGCAAAAAAACAACACGGTGGCGCAGGAACTCAAACAGCTGCTTTAGCTTTTGGTGGAGAAAATGCAGGTGCTGCACAATTAGCCGCAACCGAAGAATTTTCAGAAACAGGTGGGACAAAAACAATAACATCGAGTTAAAATTATGAGTACATATAAACAAATTGCAGGCACAAACATCGAGGTTCTTTCATCAGATCCCGCGAATCCTGTTGAAGGACAAGTTTGGTATAATTCAACTTCTAATACTGTAAAAGCAGTGTTTAATAATCCAGGCAGTTGGGCTACGGGTGGGGATTTAAATACAGCAAAAGGATCTGCTGCAGGAGCTGGAACTCAAACAGCAGCCTTAGTTTTTGGTGGAGAAGGACCTCCTTTTTTAGCTATAACAGAATCTTACAATGGAACTAATTGGACAGAAGTAAACGATTTAAACTCTGCAAGGGCTTATTTAGCAGGCGTTGGAACTAACACAGCTGCTTTAGGTTTTGGTGGAGCAACTCCTACAGTAACAGCTGTAACAGAATCTTGGAATGGAACAAGTTGGACAGAATTAAATGATTTAAATACTGGCAGAAGTGCTTTAGCAGGTGCTGGTGCAGATAATACATCAGCTTTAGCTTTTGGTGGAGGAATTCCTACTGCACAATCAGTAACGGAATCTTGGGATGGAAGTAGTTGGACTGAAGTAAATGACTTAAATACTGCAAGAAAATATTTAGCAGGATGTGGAACTCAAACAGCAGCTTTAGCTTTTGGTGGTGGTCCACCTGGAACAGCTGTAACAGAATTATGGAATGGAACAAGTTGGACTGAAGTAAATGATTTAAACACTGGAAGACTTAAATTGGCAGCAGCAGGTATTACAACAGCTGCTTTAGCTTTTGGTGGAGATATTCCACCAAACACAGGTGCAACAGAATCTTGGAATGGAACTAACTGGACTGAAGTTGCAGATTTAGGTACAGCAAGATATGGTGTTGCAGGAGCAGGAACTAAAACAGCTGCATTAGCTTTTGGTGGATATCCTCAAGTAGTAGCAACCGAAGAATGGAATCAAGGTCCACAAACAATTACTTTCACAGACAGTTAGGTCTTGTAATATATTTTAAATAATATATAATATTTAAAAATATAAAGGATATAGATATGAAAAAAGATGTAAAAGATTTAATACAAAAAGAAGAAGCCCATTTAAATAATTTATTAGAAGTTAATGATCTAAACGATTTTAAAGGTATGGTTGATGAGTTACGTGATACCTGGACTAAAAAACAAATGTTTAGAACAGAAACCGAAGCAAGATTTTCAGTCCTTCAAGATAACCGTTATCCTACTAAAGCTGCAAAATACTGGCAGTGTGTTCGAGAGCAAGCAAGTTACTTGGATAATTTAATGACTTTATCATTTGATTACAGAAGAAATGAAGCAAAAATTAAATGGTTAAAAGGCAAAGTAGAAAAAGAACAAGACGAATATAAATTATCTAAATATGAAATTGATTTAGATGAATGTCGTTACGTAAAAGCTTCTATGGAAAAAACAGCAAAACATAGAATGCGAGAAATTAAAATGTGGTCTAAATTAAAAAAAGAATTTAATGACGGATCCTTTAATGATCAAGATGTAAATCAACATCAATTAGAATCATACGGTTTACAGTATGCAGCTAAAGCAAAGCAACTAAATGAACATTCTTCAGATACCGACAAGTTCAATGTTTTAGGACAATTACAATCTTTGCAAAGAATTAAAAAGACTGGTGAATTAGAAAGTAGTTACAAAGAGAAAGAACAAATAACTCACAATGGGAAAACAAAATATTAAATTTAATTTTGTATTCTTAGGTCAATCCATTTTAAGATATCAAGTACCATTAGATAT